GTTCTGTCCTCCACTTCGTTCTCGGGAATTTCGTTCTTGAAATATTCCTTGCGCCGCAAGGAATCCTTGAACTCATTATCATTGATCGTTTTCATCGCACACAAGTATTCAAAGATTCGGTCTTCAGTTGTTCCGCCAATCTTATTCGGGGCATCTTCAGTTCCAGCCAAGGGCACAGGTCTGTAAAGGGTAAACGTCGTCAAAGCTGGATCATATTCCCATGACTTCTGGGTTTCTCCTGTTGAATCTAAACATTCTCGCGCTCCGAGATTGTCAAGCTGAACCACCAAGTGTCTTCTGCGGTGGTAAGCATCCGGAGTTACCATGTTGTGGTGCTGTGCTCCAAGATATTTGACATTTCCGGTGGTGATTATGAAAAGGGGATTAGTCGGTCTTCCCTTGTCCTTGATAGCGGCTCCAATTGATGTTGAAGGAGCTGTTTCAGTGTGGTAGCAAAACTCGTCGTAGTCCATTCCGTCCTTACGGGTTCCAATATCGTCCCAGACCAAAATCTGCTGGCCTGCAAAATTGGACCAAAATTCGTCTTTAATTGATCTCCAGAAAGATGTGATGTTAAATTTCTTAGAGAGGCGATCTACCAAATTTCTAGCGTAAACTGTCTTTCCCAATCCGACAGATCCAACGATGTGAATAACAACTGGTTTCTGCTTGCCGGTGACATTGACTATCAACGAATTTCTGCGCTCAAGAAGGTTTTCATAGCCAGCCTTAATTTGCTGCAAAACCATGGTGAGATTGTATTGGCTTTTCTGTACAGCACTTAGGTCATGGTACATGCTTTCAACATTCCTGATAGCCTTCTCAAGTTTTATGATGGGTTCTTCTCGCATTACTCCGAAAAAGTCAATCTTGAGCTTAGTTTCGTACTCAGTGAGATCCCTCAACAATTGTAAACTCTTTTCCTGCACGGCTTTGGCGGCTACGTCACGGGACGGGATATAATCTTGTCCAAAAGCGGCCCAAAGTAAAGACAACAGAGTTTCCTTCGTTTCAACGACTTCCTTCATTATGACATTCTTGGCAGTGATA